TGTGGAAAGTTCTTAAGGAGCTTCCAACTTTTGCACCCATCGGCAGACCTCTAACCGAGGCTGATGTTAACCTAGTTCTAATTAGAATGGTTGATGGGGAAGAAGTAATTTCTGGTGATTATAAAGCCTCCACTGATAACTTACACTCTTGGGTATCCGAAAGGATAGCTGAGCGTATTATGTTAAACATTGGGGAGAATATTTCACAAGAGGTAGTCGATTGTCTACCTAGAAACTTCTTAAAAGATTTGAAAACACTCTTCTTGACAGCGTTAACTCGCCATGTATTTGACATGGAAGACGGCACATTTAAGCCGCAGACTGACGGTCAACTGATGGGAAGTGTTGTATCATTTCCGGTACTATGTATAGCTAACTTTGCTTTATGCAGAGCGGCTATCGAGCTAGCAACTCGTAAGACCTACTCTCTCAAAGGTAAGAAGAGAGTGCCACTTTTAATTAATGGAGACGATTGCCTCCTGGTGGGCCCAAAGTCCTTAAGGATATTTTGGGAAGAACTAACTAAGTTCGCTGGTCTAGAGTCTAGTGTTGGAAAGACATATTTCTCTTCTACATTCTGTACACTTAATTCAGAAATGTATACACGATCCTTTGGTGGTACGTGGAAGAGACAACCTCAGTTAAATATGGGGTTGGTTATGGGGACAATGAAGGATGGAAGTCAACGAAAAGTCTTCCAATTAGGTCCAGCTTATAATAAGCTAAGAGACACCTGTCCTCCTGAAATATGGCTCGACTGTAAGCGAAGCTTTATCGAATGTAATTTCAAGGAATTATCTTCTGTAGAGGTACCCTGGTATATACCAGAATGGGCTGGCGGCATTGGAATGCAGCCGGATTCACTCGAAGATGTTTCTGAGATTGATTTAAGGGCGGTTTCCTATATAAGGAAACATAAAAATAAAAAATATAAAAATATCGCCACAATCTCTGAAGCCCCATTTTGGCTAATGCATAAACGTGTTATGGAGAGGGTTAAACCTTTTCATCCAAATGATGACTGCTTTAATAAAGTGCAGTTTGATGGCACGTGGAGTGATCGTTCCAATAATTGGAAGGAACTTTATTCCGCATTAACCGTAGATCTCCTCTTTACTACTGATCTTAAAGATTTAGTGAGGGATTCGAATGAATCACGATCTACGAAGCACG